CATCTATCCAAAACTTACAAACGGGATGTGGACTGTATCGTGATAATGAATGATCCGCTCATGGTTGGCCTGCTGCCTTTGTTGTATAAATATAATACCCAGCTGGCCGATAATGAATTATCCATGAACATGGCCATAATCAACGCGCGTATAATGTCTATCATAACCGGCAATACTGATCAGGACGTGGAAGCAGCTAACAAATTTATTGAAGATATAAGACGCGGAAAGCTGACGGCCGTTATGTCTGACGCATTTTTTGAAGGTATCAAAGTACAACCATATGCCACGTCAGGTATGGCTAATCACCTTACGGATCTGATCGAAACGGAACAGTATTTGCGCGCTTCCATGCTCAACGACCTTGGCCTTAACGCAAATTATAATATGAAACGTGAAAGCATAAATAGCAATGAGTCACAGCTTAATGATGATATGCTTTCGCCTTTTATTGATATTATGCTAAAATGCCGGAAGGAAGGTATAGAAAAGGTCAATAATATGTTCGGTACTGATATCGAAGTAGACTTTGCGTCTGCCTGGAAGGAAAACAAGATAGAACATGATATTGAATTACTTACTATGATGGAAGCAGTAAACACCGGTGGAGGTAATGAGGATGTAGGAAATACAGAAGATACGGAAAATGCGGATAATTCGGAAACTACAGAAACGCATGCAGAAGATAACGAAGATGTATCTTCAGAAGTGGAAAATCAGCCTGCAGATCCTGAAGAGCAGACAGAAACAGAAGAAACAATAGAAGAGATAAAAGAGGAGATCATAGAAGAGTTGCAGGAATTGGTAGAAGATGATTTGGAGGTGAACGAGAATGTCAATGAGAATGAGGATTAAGGACAAATTTAATCTGCTTGCGTGCAATACATTTTTCCAGGCATTTGAAAATCAGGGCGCACCATGGGCCGATGCGGAAAATGTTTCACAGCCTTCAAACCTTGCGTGGTTATATTTCAATCATTCCAGGAATAAAACGCTCACTTCCATGGTGGCCGAAAGCACTTCGGCTATGTCTGCATATGCAGAAATACTGCTGCAGATGTACGGCGATAAATGGAAACATATTTGGGATCTTTACCAGCTGGAATATAACCCGATTGAAAATTACAACATGGTAGAAGATGGCACAAATGACAATGTGAAAACCGGATCCCTGGACAGATCCGGAGCCATTACCCGGACAGGATCCCTGGACAGATCCGGCGCGCTTACCCGCACCGGTTCCCTGGATAGGACCGGAGCTATTACGCGCACCGGATCCGAGAGCAATAGTGGATCAACCACATATAATGGTAAGGAAGCAAACGAAAGGACCGGAGATATTACAGATATTGGTCTTAAGGCAGATAATGAAACGGAAAATGCTGATAAAATATATGGTTATAATTCTAATGATGCAGTAAATTCCAATGAGTCAAAACAGAATGCCAGCCATAAGAATACGCAGACTTTCAATCATGTAAAAGATGAAAAGAGTTTTACCAGTAGATCAGACGTATTATCAGGATCCACTACATATAATAGTGTGGCCGATACTGACACCCGGAAAGATACATATAATAATATAGCTGATACTGATACCAGGAAGGAAACATATAACGATATTACCGATAATGGATCCCATCACCTGGAAAGGTCCGGTAATATAGGTGTAACTACCACGCAGCAGATGGCCGAAAGTGAGCTTGAATATAGGAAGCATTTGTATTTCGAGATGGTTTTTTCTGATATAGACCACATCTTGACAATACCTATTTATTAAAGTATGATTTAAGAAAAGAGGTGAGCATATGTTAACATCTAATAAGGCTGTTTATGGTGTGGATGGATCCCTGGGAACCCTGGGTAACCGTGGGGGCGCTTCAGGAGGATTAACACCCAGTACGCAGGTAAATATACCCGGTGAAGATCCGGTAGATCTTGAAGAATATATAAATGTTGTATCAGATGTGAAATGGGAACAAAAGATTACATCTTTTATTTCTAATCGCACAGACGAATTATCAGCTGATATAACTGCTGCTTTAGATAGTGAAGATGAATTATATAATATTATTGCTTTTGTTTTTATCACATCGGAAGGATCCGGAGCAGATAAAAAATATTTTCAAAATTGTGTTTTTTATCCATGGCGTGAGATACATTATGAGTTAAAAACACCTGGTTTTTATCTTTATACCGGCTATACTGATTCAGAAGGCAATAAATATTATATTAAAGCTTTGGGAAAGATAGATGGTAGATATTGTGTAACTGTTTATTCCACCGCTTCAGGAAATATCGGTTTCAACAGTATGGCAATATATGTTAAATAACCGGAGGTGATCAGATGATACGCGAAACAGAAATGATAGGTTTAACAGATGGATCTACAAAGACCCTGGAGGAATATGTAGGTTCTTCTCCTCCTGCACCGGTTCCTGTTTCCTTATCCTGGGAAAAGCTGGGAGAATATACGGAGTGTCTTAATAGCACAACAAACTTAAATGAGTATTCCGCTGCTATGCAGAGTATTTTTGATAGTACAGATCTAAACGAGATCATGATAGTGGTTAATCCTCATGGATCCAGCGTATACTCCTTTGCTATTGTACCAATAGAACTTTTTACTTTGACGGATATATGGTTTGAAGTGGCCAGCGGTAATAGTGCCCTTGATACATGGGCCAGCAATATGTACATATCAAATGATGAAACAGACGGTACATATTCATTTAAAACATATTCTAATAATACGGCTGCTTTTTCAAAATTTGACGTGACATTTTACGGGAGGTGATAAAAATGATGAAAACAGGTTATCAGATCCTTGACGGATCAGGTATCAACCTTTCAAGCCTTGGGAAGGTTGACGGATTCTACAAAAAGGCGCAGGAAGCATTAAAGATAAATAAACCTTGTTTCCTGGAAGGTGTAAAGAAAAGCGGCGGAACGTGCGTTCCTATTCCGGTATCTTTGTTGTCTGCATCACAGATCTATATTTATAATGCAGTGCAGGCTATCAAGGTTGCGGAAAATGACACCGTTTCTAATTTGTCTTAATCGGAGGTGATGTTAAAATGAAAGTTGAACAGATTTATTCTTTAATGAATGGCGTTACCGGGGAGATCCTGGGAGAAACTACAGTCCTTGCGGAGGACCTTTCTAATGTTGTTGATGTCGGCGTGGCCGTGTTTAATGCTACAGATATAGATAACTATGTTAAAAAGCTTGTTGACCATATCGGCAAGGTGATCTTTGTTAATCGTCCTTATTCCGGCGCGGTACCTTCTGTGCTTATGGATGCATGGGAGTTTGGTTCCGTCCTGGAGAAGATCAGCGCTGATCTTCCTGAAGCGGTGGAAAATGAAAGCTGGCAGCTGGAAAACGGCGTTTCATATGATCCCAACGTGTTTATTTCTCCGGTTGTTGAAGCAAAGTTTTTCAATAAGCGCGTGACCTTCGAGGTAGATCTTTCCTTTACCCGTCTTCAGGTTAAGTCTAGCTTCGACAGCGCCGAACAGCTTAACGGCTTTTTGTCCATGCTCTTTAATGCAGTTGAAAAGTCTATGACTGTAAAGATAGACAGCCTGGTAATGCGCACCATCAATTATATGATAGGTGCAACGGTTCAGGATGATTACGGTAGTGATCTGCTTTCCAGCAAATCAGGCGTTAAGGCTATAAACCTTCTGTATCTGTATAACCAGCGCTTCAACTCCGGCCAGGATGATACACCTTTAACGGCTGCTGATGCACTGACCACACCCGAGTTTATCAGGTTTGCTGCCTTTACCATGGGCCTTTATGCCAACAGGATGAGCAGGATCACCACCCTGTTTAATATCAATGGTAAAGACAGGTTTACGCCGAAGGATCTGTTACATACTGTATTGCTTAACGATTTTGCCCAGGCAGCGAACGCATATCTTCAGAGTGATACATATCATGATGAATTTACAAAGCTTCCCGAAGCGGAGGTAGTACCTTATTGGCAGGGATCCGGAACCGGTTATGCTTTCGGTGATGTGTCAAAGATCATTGTGCAGCTGGAAGATAACGCGGACCCCGTGACTATTACCGGCGTACTGGGTATCATGTTTGACCGTGACAGCCTGGGAGTAACCAACATAGACAGAAGGGTTACCAGCAATTTCAACCCCAAAGCGGAGTTTTACAACAACTTCTATAAGTTTGATTGTGGCTGCTTTGTAGATCCTTCAGAACAGGCCGTTGTTTTCTTTGTTGCGTAACCTGGTAGGTTATCCACCATATTATTTTCCTTGCTCCGGCGGTGTGGTATGTATGAACTGCACCGCCACATTTTTATAGGGAGGTTATCAGATGCATTTTAATTTGCGATATATGGGTAATGATCTTCAGATCAGCATACCCCACTACATAAACACGACTTTACCCACAGATGGATCACAATTTAATCTTGCGTATACACAAACTATGTGGGCAGATCTATTAACAGCCTGGACAGATACACCGGTTGTTAATCAGCTTATTTTTACACCCGGTAATATGGCCGGTGCTTCGCCTTTATGGGGCAATCCTGCAACTATTAACGAGGATATCGCCCAGCGTATGAATCAGGCATGGAAAGGATTTTTTCAGCTTATTTCTAATGCCTTTAATGATCATCGTATAAATTTACCATCATATAACAACCCCACGCAGTTTTTTGTTAATCCGATAAATGGACGTAAATTTAAAGCTTATGATTCTGAAAATACTGGTTTCATATGTTTTAAAGTATATGATGAAGAGGACACGCTTTTATTTACCAGTCCGGATATGGCTATAGCCACTTCGACTATGCAGAATCACGGGGATTGTATACACTGGTTCGCTTTTACAGATTTTCAGGCATTTGTAGACGCACAAAACGCAACTGCAGCAAGACAGTATATACATACTTTAACATGGAATACGGCTTTTGCTTCAGGAACTGAAGGTATAGATTTTTGTTCATTTCATATTGACCAGCAGCGCGATGTAATAGGTGACACTCTTTGGTGGTTGTTTGGTAATGAGGACCCGGAAGAAGAAGACGATCCGGACGATAAGGATCCATATTCAGGAGATCCGGACAGTCCATACCCCCCTGCTGATCAAGACGGTGGTGACGGTGATGACGAGGACCCTTTTGACGATGGAGATAACAACCCCCTCCCTGATGATCCGCCCGTATCTATTGCGGACAGCGGTTTAATTTCCTTATATATACCCTCCGCAACACAGCTAAACCTTTTAGGTGCTTATCTTTGGTCTAATAACTTTTTCTCGTCACTGGTTAAAGATATGTATGCGGACGCGATGGATGTTATTATTTCCGTGGGTATATTGCCGTTTAATATTACACCTTCAGGAACCGCGGAGATTATGGTGGGTGACCGTGGATCCGGTGTAACTGCAGCCATAACCGCGGAACGGTATCATACTTTGGATTGTGGCAGCGTGAATATAAAAACGACTATAGGCGCTTATATAGATTATGCCCCTTATACTAAAGGCGAATTGTATCTGCCTTTTGTGGGTATCGTACCTTTTGACGTTGATGCTTTTATGAAGCACACCTTAAGTATTAAATATAAGGTTGATATATGTACCGGTACGGCGGTATGCTTCCTGCTTAAGGATGATAAAGTGTATCAGACATACGCCTGCAATATGTTTACTCCTATCCCCTTATCAGCTGCCAATTATTCGCAGTTTTGGGGTGCGGTTGTCGGAGCTACTGCAGCTTTAGCCGGAGCCGGGGCCGTGGGTGCTGCCGGTATGGGTGCAGCTGCCGGAGCCGGGGAAGCTGCCGAGGGTGCCCAGGTTATAAGCCAGCAGAGCGGAGCAGCTGCAAAGTCTGCAGGGTCCATCATGTCCGGCATGAGTACAAAACCGGAGATACAAAAAAGTAATAATGTATCTGTAAATGCCGGGATCCTGGGAAACAGAAAACCTTTTATATTGCTACATAGACCTAACTTGGTATTACCTGATAATCAGAATAAATATGTCGGTTACCCTTCTTATATAGAAAATACCCTTTCATGGTTCCAGGGATATACCCGTGTATCTTCTATAAATCTTGCTATTGCCGGCGCTACTGCTGAAGAAATGGCTATGATAGATAGCCTTTTAAAATCCGGTGTGATCATCACAAAGGGTACCGGCTTGACGGGATCAGGTATCGTCCTGGGAATGAATAGCTCTCCTGCTCATCAGATAGGTAAACAGGTTAGCACGGTAGCCACATTGACGGGAACCTTCAGGGATAGCGTTAATGTTATAAATCCGGTGGTACGGATAGAATATAACGACCCTACTGCATTTAATTATGTAAGGGTATCTGATTTTGGCCGTAATTATTTTGTGAAAGATATTGTCATGGTACGTAAAAATATTATGGATCTGCATTTAAAAGTTGATCCCCTGGACAGCTTCCGCCAGTCCATACTTGCCAACCGTGCCATAGTGGACAAATCAGAAACAAGATATAACCTTTATCTGAATGATGATAGTTTGAAGATTCGCCAGGATCCTTTAACTACTACTATTGTATTTCCAAATGGGTTATTTGATAATAACGCGTTTGAGTATGTGCTTATTACTGCAGGACATTAAGGAGGTGATCATATGGATATGCAAGTATTATCTGATTTAATATCAAATGTTGGTTTTCCTATTGTTTGTGTGATCATATTGTGGAAACAGGCCCAGGATCAGAACACAAACCACAAGGAAGAGATAGGGAAGCTGTCGGAGTCGGTACATAATAACACGTTGGCCCTTACGGAGCTGACAACAATTATAAAAGAATGGAGGCGGTCGGAATGAAAAACATATCACCAAAAGGATTATCTTTGATCAAAAAGTTTGAAGGCTGCAGGCTTAAGGCATACAAGCCGGTAAAGACCGAAAAGTATTATACTATCGGTTATGGCCATTATTCCGCAGATGTAAAAGCAGACAGTGTTATAACACCCCTGCAGGCAGAACAGATCCTTTTAATGGATATTGCCAGGTTTGCCCGGAACGTAAACAGCTATGATCATATATACCACTGGACACAGAACGAGTTTGATGCGCTTGTATCTTTTGCCTTTAATATTGGAAGCATTAACCAGCTGACCAACAACGGCAAACGGACCAAAGCGGAAATAGCTGATAAGATACCGGCATATAATAAAGCCGGTAAAAAGGTATTGGATGGACTGACCCGGCGCAGGTTGGAAGAACGCGCGCTTTTCCTATCAAAATAGTTGCAAAGGTGGTTTTATGATTAAAAAATTCTATTCATTGGATAATATCAACAGTAAAAAAGCAACCTATAATATCATCGTGGGCCAGCGTTCAAACGGCAAATCATACGCCTGTCTGAAACAGGGCATAGTTAACTATGCAAAGACAGGCGCACAGATGGCGCTGGTCCGCCGATGGAAAGAAGATTTTGTAGGTAAGCGTGGACAGACCATGTTTGAAGCTTTGATAAATAATGATGAGGTGAGAAAGGCCACAAAAGGAAACTGGACCGGCATTTTTTATCAGGCTTCAAAATGGTATTTCTGTAAAACAGTAGACGATATTGTTATAAAGGATGATACGCCTTTTTGTTGGGGTTTTTCCTTAAATGACATGGAACATGATAAAAGTACATCATACCCGAAAGTATCTACTATTGTTTTTGATGAGTTTATTTCCAGGCAGGCTTATCTTCCTGATGAATTTGTTACCTTCTGTAATGTGGTTTCAACCATAATCAGACACCGGACCGATGTAGTTATATATATGTTGGGGAATACTGTAAATAAGTTCTGTCCTTATTTTGAAGAAATGGGATTGAAGCATTTACGGGATATGAAACCGGGTGATATAGATGTATACACGTATGGATCCAGTGAATTGAAGGTTGCCGTGGAATACTGCCATAATATCAAAGCAAATTCTAATAAGAAAACGAACGACTATTATTTTGCTTTTGATAATCCAAAGCTTAAGATGATCACTTCCGGCGCCTGGGAGATAGATATATATCCCCACTTGATGATCAAATACAAGCCTAAAAATGTAGTATTCCAGTATTTCATAGAATTTAATGGGGAGATCCTGCATTGTGAGATAGTAAACACTGATCATTGTATGTTTACCTTTATCCATCGGAAGACGACACCAATAAAGGATGATAAAAAGGATCTGATCTATACCACCGAAAGCAGGCCGGAGCCGAACATTCGCAGGAATATGTTAAAACCCACGGATCAGATAGATAAAAAGATTATCAAGTTCTTCCAGGATTACAAAGTATTCTACCAATCCAATGAGGTGGGTGAAATAATGCGTAACTACCTCTTGTGGTGTAATAACAAAGCGTGATATAATATATGCGTTACAGACATTGTGTAGATCTCCTTTCAAGAAAAGATCCCGGGTTGGTTGCCCCGGGGTTTTTTCTTTTGCCATTCATCCTAACTTCCTGCCCTGTACTTGTCTATAATCTCAAGTGCTTCTTCAAGTCCATCTTTGCTCATAATCTCGGCTCTTATCTCGTCAAGTGGTGTGCCATTTGCTACGGCTTTGTATAAATCGGGATCATAGATACCACAATACATTTTATTTTTTATGATACTAAGTTTTTCTTCGGATATATCAATCACGATCTGCATTCCTTATTCCTCACTTTCCTGTGAATATACTTAAGTATATTTTAAGTGTTGCACATTATTGTTTACTGTCTTCAGCGCCTGGATAAAGTCTATATAGTCTTCAGTGATGGACATTGAAAATTCGCAAGGCGCCAGGTTCACATAAGATAATTCATGATAATGTGCTTTGTTACCCTGATAATCATATAAATCCCCTTCTATCTCACTTTCACAATATGTATGGGTCAGTTTACCGGTCTTTAATGCCGGTATTTTCATACCATCCTTGAATACTTCCATCATATTATCCCCGTAAGTTTCATATAAATATTTACGGCCATCTTCTTTGGGAAGGCCTGCAATAGTTATATGATAACCCTTTTTATCCTTATACATATATCGTTTGGCGCCCTGGGATTTAAAAACTTCATATCTTCCATCACATTCAAAAAGGCCCAGCGTTTTTATTTTTCCATCTTGTGTGGCCGGAGATAAAAGTTCCGGATCCAGTTTGTGATATTTCATAGCTTTACAAAGCTTCTTATAATAAATATCATTCGCATAATCAAACAATGGCCGGAAAGTGTCCGGATCCTTAAATTTTACGCTGTCGGTATCAGAATATACATAAGATTCACCTATATTATCAATGATATCTAAACAGATCCGGCGCCTCACGTGGGCGGTAATATATATGCCCCAGGGATAATATAAACAGCGATTATATTTCATATTATATTCATCTATCGTTTTAGGTAAGCTTTCCGGATCGTCTATTATTTCCCATTCCCCATTATCCTTTAATTTGATATCCGGGTGATAAATGCTGGTAACCATGCATCCATATATACTATTTAATAATTCCTTCAATAGCAGATACTCAAACTCTTTACCTTCAACCCCTTTTAGGGTAGTTTTGCCTTGATAATATTTTATAGTAGCTTTTATTATAGGAGTAGGAAGATATCCGCGCATGGCTGTGTAAAATTCGTGTATAGTGGCCTTTTCCCATGTATACCATTTCTTTATTATTTCAAAGTCTATTTCTGTAATGGATATGGTCAAATGAGCTGCTTCCTTTACACGGCCGTTATTGAGGACGGCGTGTTTATCACATTCTAAACACCTGGAAAAAGATATATAATTATCATATTCAAAGGTTGCTTTGATATTTTCAAAAGTAATTGTAAACATGCAGCAGTAATATTTTAGGAAGGTCTGCAGCTGCTCTGTATTCAGGAGCTTACGCTTTTTGAATAATGACATAGGATAGTATTCCGCTATAATGGCAGCAGGGTACGCGCTGGTTATATCTTCTGATTCTACTTCATGCACTATTTCATCACACCATAAACAACCGGCATGAGTAAATCCACCTTGAAAAGCATCATTGGCCAGGCGGTAAACTTGCGGTGTCAATATGCAATTTCTTTGGACATCCCTATAACGTGAACGCTTTTTTCCGGTTTCCTTTTTATCTTTACCTATGAAACATTCTTCCTGAAGATCACGCCTGACATATCCGGTTTTAGTAAAAGGCAGCTTTGTTATTTTCTTTTCCGCCTGGATCTGCTCCATGATATGACACATAACCACCTTAATATCATTTATGCAATATCCTATCTCTTTATCTGATAGGACCGTGGCACTGTTGCGCAGCTGGTTATAATCAAGATCACCTGCCATCTTTTTTATCTTATATTTAAGTAAAGACTCCCCCAGCTTTTCAAGTCCTTTACCGGTTAATCTATAGGAACATTTAAAAATGATACCGTGTTCAGACTCCGCATATAATGGCTCATATGGTTTTGTTGCGAATATATGTTTCCATTTAATAAGCTTTTTAATGAATTGAAATTCATAAGATATATTATGGATATAACATATCAGATGTTTTTCATCGGACAGATTAAGGTATTCTTTAAGCATATCCAATAATTCTACCCATTCCTCCCAGGTACGGCCTATGATACATAAACCACATATACCAAACATCCATATATACATTATGGCCTTTTTCTGATATTGGCCCCTGAATTTCAAATCTTTTTCGGCCCACTCCACCGGATCCAGTATACCAAATTCATCTTCAAAAAATGAGGTGGTTTCTATATCAAAAGAACAGGGGATATTATAATATACTTCTTTTTTACCGCGTACAGTAAAAGACTTTACCTGATCACATAAGCTTTTTATAATATCCCTGTCCTTTATGGTATAGTATTTATCTGAATATATATATTTATCGAATATAGTCAAAACTGAAGTCTTCTTCTGCTTCTCTCCATTCCTGGTATGTTCTATCGAGTGCTGTAATCCCTTGCTCATCTTCCCGTTCATCCTCCGTTAATATGTTTATAAGCTCATCAGATGATATTTTAGGCCGTTCCGTTAACATTTCGTTGGCCTTTTCCATAAGGAAATACCTGAAATTTCTATCAGCGCCTTTGTGATTTTTATCATAATCTTTTAAAAGGTCGAAGATCTTATTCTGCTGGTTCCTATCTTCCGGTAATTCTATACCTGCCTCCCTGGCTAAAGCATCCTTTGTTTTTTGATACCAGGTTTTAGCGCCGGTAATAGTAGATGTATCTGCTTCAATGAAAGCTTTTGCTCTCTTATATTCCTGGATGAGCGCATTTCTATCTTTTCCTTTTATCTCAAAAAGTGATGATTGATTTGTTGGCTTGCTCTCCCTGGCTGCAGATATGGCCGGGGTAGATGAAACAGGCACATCAGATTTTAAAAGTCGTTCTGACAGCTGACGCGCCCTTTTTACGGCCTTTTGTACTATCTTCTTAACATCTGAAGCTTTCATTTTTACCAGGTCTTCCATGGCCGGTAATATGTATTTAACCTTTTTCATTAACAATACCTCCAATCTTTAAATATTCAAGAAGAATCACGCCGGCGTGACTTTTACCTGATTCAAAATTAGATATGGCTGCCCTGCTGCATCCTATCCTTTTGGCAAGCTCATCTTGTGTGATACCTGCATTTGTTCTATATCTTATGCAATTTTCTATCATGATTTTTGGAATTCTTCCCATCATCCTATCACCTCCGTTTCTACTAAGGGGCATATGTCCATCCTTTTTTTATCACCATCGTAAGGTTCAACTATACAAACATGATATGAACACCATATTTCATCAAATTCATCATCCCAAAAATGAAAAGGGCATTTATGACAATTTTCCGGTAAATGTTCCATTTCAGGTATTGTTATCATCCTAACACCTCCAATATATTAGATAATAATATATACATTACGCATAACCAAATGGTCACCAGCGCAACCAAATGTTTTATAAATTCCAGGTGCTGGTCTATATAATGTTCACAAGCTAAAAATTCAAACAATATTATTATAATGCCCAAAGCACATATTATAACTGCCATAATAAAAAAGGCAGCGCCCCACACCGAAAGCGCTGCCCGTCCTCCCTTCCTTAATCCTTTTTGCTATCGCAGAAATGAACACGGGAAATTATCACTTCAGTGGTATATACTGTATCGCCCTTCTTGTTCTCATAGGAACCGGTCTGTATACGGCCCTCAACGCCGATCTTACGACCTTTAGTAAAATATGTATCAATCAGCTCTGCAGTCTTCCCAAAGGCTACACAGCTGATAAAATCGGTGTTGTCCTTATCCCTGGAAACTGCAACGGTGAAGCGCGCACAAAGTCCTTTATCTTTTCCCTTTCCATACTCTTTACATTCAGGATCACGGGTCAAATTGCCAATTAAGCATACGTTATTCATAATAAATACATCCTTTCTTTAAAAAATGGCCTGCCGGATCACCCAGGCCGGTATTGTCTGTTTTGTGTTGCGAGATATTATCAGCGTCATAGTTTCTATAAAATAATGATTAACAGTTACAATTGATCCGGTATATGATTGTTCAGATATAATATTTTTTGCTTATACGCACCACCTCCCCATGATCTATTTTATCACCCTTTTCAAGCAGATATTTATAAAATTCTGCAGCGTGGCCACTCATCAATAAAGATGTGTATGGAACATTCCATCTAATGGCCAGGGTGATCATTTCGTGTTCTGTCTTTATCAGCTCATTTGTAAGAAAAACTATCTTATCATTGATAAAGCCCATTTCCCGGATATACTTATCATCCGGATGGTCCTGATACAACATTTTCATTTTGTCTTTGTTGCTTTCGATCAGGGCCGTGAAAAAGGTATGATCATCTATCAACCTTTTGGCCTGCTGGTAGTGGCTTATTTTCATATATTATTCCTCCTTCCGGGCACATTTCGCCCACAACA